CTGACGACTCAACTTTGGCCTCACTTTGGCTCAAGTTTGGCTCAGGTTTTACGCGGGCCCCTGACGACTCAACTTTGGCCTCACTTTGGCTCAAGTTTGACTCAGGTTTTACGCGGGCCCCTGATGGCTCAACTTTAGCCTCACTTTGGCTCAAGTTTGGCTCAGGTTTTACGCGGGCCCCTGATGGCTCAACTTTGGCCTCACTTTGGCTCAAGTTTGGCTCAGGTTTGCCTTCAGAAGCGTCAACATTCGGCATGTCTTGCCATGGCATGACTGCCGTCTTTTTCGGCAACTGCTTCTTGACTTGGCCAAGTGCGGAACGCTGAATCTTCTTATCGTTTAGCGACAGCGCCATCTCTCACTCCCGAGCTTCGATGGTGCGAGATGCGCTGCGTCTTACTTTGTTAGCGACGCCCCTCTTAGTCGCCGTCGTCTCTATCATTTTTGCGTGATCTTTCATCCGACACCAGATCTCAAGCAACACTTCCCGCATCTCGTCAGCAACCAAAGAGGAGGGGGAGTGCTCCGGAAGTGAAAGATGCGAAGCAATTGCTTCCTCCGCATGCACCGACTCACGAATCGCTCCATTGATACATCCCGCAACATTCGCGAGGTACCAAGAGCGAATCTCGCTGCTCAGTTTCCTGGTCGAAGCAAACTTCGTGGGGATGAATATCTCGGAAAAATCGCAGTGAGTGTCTCGCTTGAAGCTCTCAAGGTAAGCCTTAAACGCTCGATAGTTCCTGTAGTTGTTGATCTTACATTCCAGAGGAGAAACGAGGACGTCGCACGCCACGAGAGCATTTGAAATCAAAAGATTCCAGTTCGGAGAGCAGTCTAAAATGATCAGATCAAATTGCTTCTTGAGCGGCTCGACTACCTTTTCTCTAAGCCAGAAATCTCGCATTGCACGGGACGAAATGTCTCGCTCGAGCGCCACTAAATCGGGGGTTTCGGGTATGAAGAACAACGTGGGAATATCTGACTGGATGACGATCTCATCGAGAGAGACGGTACCTTTTGCAAAGTCAGCTAGCCCATAAACAGAGTTGAGTTGTTCAAGCGCAGCCTCTAATGTTTCAGCACTGTCTAAATCGACCTGATATCCCAGCGCGCTCGTAATATCACACTGCATATCTAGGCCAACGATACATACCTTCTGATTGTGAAGGGCCGCCATTCTCGCAAGATTCAAGGCAAGCGTCGTCTTAAGCACACCGCCTTTGGTAGTGAAAACAGCCACAGCGGTTGGCGCCGATAGCTTCTTTAGAAAACCATATCGCTCGCCGATCGCTGGAAGATCCGAAATAGTCCAAGTACGGCGCGGATTCGATTTGCCACCTGCTCGCGCAGCAACCGGGATCAAGCCACTGCCCTCTGCTTTGATAAGCGCAGTTCTCGATACATCCGCGCTGAAAATCTTGAGGATCTTCTGAATGGTGTAGGTTTCGGACATCAGCAGATAATCCTCCGCACTCCGGCGTTGGTGGAATGGTTTACATATTTTCCTTTGTACCATCAAAAAAAGTCAACCTCTGACAGATGCTGACGCACCGACTTTCGGTCTACAGCTTCCTGCTTGGCTTAACTTTGGCTCAAGTTTCTCGGCGCAGATTGCACTCGCTGGCTCATGCTAGACTGGTCGCTCTCAAGGAATTCACGATCATGCATCGAAAGCTCACACTGGCGCGCGCCGTCTACACCCTCGATACGACGCCTCCAACCCGCAGGCTTCCAGCCGCCCTCATACTAACCATTCTCGTCATCGCTCTTAGTCTGGCAGCCGTTCACATGAGAGGCTGACGGTGTAGGCCGCCTCTGGCGCCACCGTATGCGTCGCTGATGTCACGTTCCAAAGACCGTCGACCGCCGCGCGAAAACCCGAGAGCCTGAGCCTGCAGTCCGCAGAAATCCTCGCGTCGCCTTCAAGCTCAAGCCTTCCCGTAACGCCTTGCCTCTGCGCAAGAGAGAGCTTGGCCGCGGCCGCTTGCTCAGCCCGCTCTCTCGACGAAAAAACCTCGCGAAAGCGAAAAGCGGGCTTTCCGCTGCCAACGACGATCTTCTCGCTTTGCGCCGCCCCAAGGTCGAAGGCCTCCGCCTCAACCGCCCCATAAAGCGGCCTACTCACGAAATCAAAATCCCAGGAGATGACCTTGCCGCCGAGCGCCTCAATCTCGACAACAGGCAGCGCCTCGCCTGACACGCTCAACCCAGCGCCCTGCTCTGCGACAAGCACCGTCTCGTCCTGAATCTTGAGCGAGAGCGCGTGCTCGCCGGCAAGCCTCGAGAGAAAGTGGACGGCCGATTCATTTCTCTGGGAGACATCAAACACCGGCACGCGCGAAAGCGCCGCAGAGGCTTTCACTTTGAGCCCGTAGGTGCGACCGAGCTCGTCTATCACCGCCTTCAGGTCGCGGCCTGCATAGAGCCTGGAGGAGGCGGTTTTCAGATCTTTTGTGGTATCAAAACCCTTGCCCGTAAGCCGCATGACGCCGCGGCTTGATATCGACACCTCATCGACAAAAAAACTCCCCATGGGGGAGATGCTTTCCCCCCGGCCAAGCGCCACGCTGACCCGGTGACCTCTCTTTGGAACAGCAAGCCTGCCGTCTGAGTCGTCAAAGATAAGCTCGAGTTGATCAGAGAGCAGACCGCGCTCGTCTTTGAGGACAAGCCGCGTGAGCCTTTCGCGATAGACCCCTTTTTTCTCCTCGCCGTCGATTGTGACAAGAACCCCCGGCTTTAGTCCCAAAGCGAGATCTCTCTGCGCTCGGGCCGGCCGCTGCGCGGTGGGCTTGGAAGAAAGATCTCAACCCCCTCGGGCAAGACGGCCGGCATCTCGGCAAGGTGCGGGTTCAGTTCGAGCACCTCTTCGACAACGCTGTCTGTCTTGCCAAAAATCTGGTGGCAGATGAGGTCTAGCACCTCGCCCCCTCGCGTCGCGTAAATCATAGGGCTTTGGCCGGACTGGCAGCGTCATCGACTGTCACACTTCGAAGAGAAAGCCTAAAAGCCACTTTTCGCGCCTTGCCGTCACTGCGAAAACTCGAAAGATCCTCACTCCACGAGAGGACCGCCCAATTGCCAAGCGATCTCCCCTCAGAATCGACCAGAAGAAGCGCCTCCCCCCGGCGAGCCTCGTCTTTCAGAGCCCTCAAAGGGTCGTCGCTTGCGGCCCTTTCTGTATAGGTCTCGCCCACCACCTCGACCTCAAGAGCCCTGCGCCCCATGTAGCTCACAGCTGAAGTGCCGCCAAGCCGCTCGTGCTCTGTCCAAATAAAGCTCTCGCCCCGTGTCAGCCTCTCAAACATGCTTTTTCCGGCCAGAAAGCGAAAGGAGCCCAGCGCAAAGAGCGCTTTTCCTTCAGTCATAAAGCCTTGCCCTCCAGGCCTTGGCCTCTTCGTCTTTGACCTCGCGAAGGACGTCTTTGAGCTTGGCTGCGATCTCGGCAGTCGTGGCCTTGGGCTCAGTGACGTTGACGGTGATGGGAGCATTGAGGATCGACTGACTCGGCCCTCCGCGAAGGGCAGCCCCGGTCGCCGCCAGCGGCACCGTGCCGGTTGCCTTGAGTGAGGTCATGCGAGTCATGAAATCTGCCACCGACCGGCCGCCAGCTTGCAGGCTTTGCGTGATCTTGTCCCAGTTTTCGTAGACGAGATAGGAGGCGCCGGCGAGCCCTGCGATGGCAAGCCCGATCCCAGAGCCAATCAGCGCGATTTTGAGCGCTCCGACCCCTGCCGCCGCGGCCGCCATCGCTCCCGAAGCTGCCGCCCCGAAGCTGACCCAGGCCCCCTTAAAGAGGGCAACGGCCCCGACTACCGTTGAGATCGGGATAAAAAGAGCGCCGATTGCTGCTGCCGCGCCGCCCACGCCAAGCGCCACGCCCGAGAGAGCCTTTGTGACCTCGGGATTGGCAAGCGCCCAGTCGCGTGTTTTGTCGACAACCCATGCCAGTCCCCCGGCAAGCCGCGCGAGGTCTGAAAGGAGAGGCTTGCCGAGCACGTTCAAAAGGTCTGAAAGCGAGGCTTTGAGCCTGAGCATCGAAGCGCTCGCCGTGGCGGCCTCGATCCCAAGCTTCTCTAGTGCTGTCCCCTCGGAAAGGGTTCTTATCTCAGCCTCGCGGGATCTCAGGGCCGACAGCCGCGAGGCTGCCCCGCTGTCGCCGCGAGCGGCCTTGACGGCGACGTTCACAAGCTCCGAAATGCCTGCCAGCCCCTCACGGCCAAAAAGCTTCTCGAGGATCTTGAGGCGCTGACCCGAGCCCATGGGGGCAAGCCTGGCGCCGAGCTCCTCCATGACCGAGATGAAAGGCCGCATGCCGCGCGTCTTTGGATCGACGACCCGAATGCCCAGCGCCCGGAGAAGCTTGGCCTGCTCGGTCTTTGGCGTGCCGCCGAGGGTGTCGTGAACCAAAGGATCGAGAAAAGCTCCCTTGAGGGCCGTGGCCGCAACCGAGCCCTTCACCCCGACGTCAGCCAGCATAGCCACCGACGCCATCACCGTCTCAAGCGGGATCTTGGCGGCGTTGGCGACCGAGCCGACGTGCTTTAGAACGTCTGCGATCTCGGTGAGGTTGGTGTCGGAGACGTCGGCTGTGTATTGGACGACATCCCCAATGCGCGAGAGCCGCGAGATCGGCAGCTCGAAGGCATGCGCGATGCCGGTAAGCAAACTCACCGACTGCTGGGGCAAGATGTCGCCGACCTTGGACACCGCCAGCACAGCCTTGAGGTTGGCTTCGGTGATGTCTTTAAACTGAAGGCCGGCTGTCCCCATCTGAATCATCGCCGAGCCGACCTCTTCGCCCGTATAGCCAAACTGGGTCGAAACCCGGGCTGCCATGCGCTCTAGGGTCGCAAGATCTCTCTCCTGTCGGGCCGTGTCCTTGTAGTCTGGCCCCGACAAGACCCGCGAGCGAACGCGCGCCATGACAGCCTCAAGGCTCATGGCCGTCTGAAGCGGCAGCGACGCCTGGCCAAGCACCCCCCGACCAAAGCCCGAGGCAACACCCCCGATCATGGCAAGCTCAGAGGCTCTGCTGCTCAAGGCCTCCGCCGACCTCCGCATAACAGAAAGCCGATCCGACTTGGCTCTCAACCGGTCAAAAACCTTCTCCTGCTCGGAAAGCCTGTCGGAGAGTCCCCGAATCGAGAGCCCCGCCTCCCGTGCTTCGCGCTTTAGCCCTCGAAGCCGGGTGGTCTTTGTCTCAAAGGCGTCTTTCAGCCGCGAGGCCGAGACTCTTGCCGCGTCAAACTCGCGGGCAAGGCGCCGACTCGGTTCGCCGGCAGCCTTGATCTCGGCAGCCAGCGCCTTGACGCGTCCCTCGGCTGTCTTCCACTGGGAGTGGGCCTCAAGCGTGGCCTTGGCCTGCCCCCGCATCTGGCCGGCAAGCTTGTCGTGGCGACGCAGCTCGTCGAGCGCCAGACTTGCCCGCTTCAGCTCACCGCCAAGCCCGCGGGTGACCCCCGAGAGGTTTTTCAGCGGCAAGGAGAGAAGGTCCTTGGCGGCAAGGCTTACCCTTATTTTGAAATCGGCCATGTCGCCTTGAGCCTCTCAAGCGCTAGCTGGTGGTAGAGGGAAAGCTCGTCGGCCGCCAGAGCGTCAATCGCCTCGATCGTCCAGTGAAAGACAAACGCCAGGTCGGCCTTCACCTCGAGTAATGCCCGCCTCGCGTCTGGCAGCTCCTCTAGGGAGCAAGCCCTAAAAAACCAGCCACCTTGTCTGACACCCTGCGGTAGTCGGCAAAGTCGAGTTCTCTCACCTCATCAGGGCTCCACTCGGCCAGGTGGCTGATCAGATGCAAGGTCTTGGCGGCCTCCGTGTCGTAGCGGTCGACCAGCTCGAGGTCTTTTACCTTGGCTCTCCTAAGCTCGATGGTGCGAACAAGCCCCCGGCCAGAAAGCTCGACGGGATAGGAAAGCTCGATGATCTCTTTTTTCATGTCATCCCCTCAGGAGGGCAGCCTTGACGGCCGCCAGTTGGTCAACGCCGTTGATGCGGCGCACCATGTTGTCGGCGTCGATCTCGACAAGCACCTCTTCGGCATGCGCGTAGCGGTAGTAGGTGCAGTAGAGACGAAACTTCATGGCCGTATTCTCGCCGGCCTTCCAGGCACCAAAGTCGATCTCGGTGATGACGCCTCGCATGTGGCAGCTCACCGGAATGGCCAGCGTGTGCCGTTTGAGGGCGCCGCGGACGTGAAGGGCAATGGGGCCGCCCTCCTGGAAGCCCAGCTGCTGGATCACAAAGCGGTCGTACTCGCCGAGCGTAAACTCGGCCTCGAGCTTCTCCATGCCCATCTCGATCGGGATGGGAAGGTCCATGCCGCCGGCCCTGTAGTCTTCGACCTTGTAGGTGAGCTTTGGCAGGACAATCTCGTCGACCATGCCGGCGTAGCCGCGGCCGTCGACAAAGAGCGTAAAATGCGTGAGCTTCTGTGGGAGATTATTGAGGAGCGTCACCTTTAGAACACCTCCTTGATGTGGTCGTCCGACAGAAGCGAGCGAAAGGTGATCCGCTCGGCCGGGTAGGGCGGCGTAAACTCGTAGTCAAACGTGACGTGGCCTTCGGTGATCTGCGAGACAGAGTTCACCTCGGGGTCTATCCAGCAGTGGCCACCGAGGATCGCCTCCTGGGCCTTGAGGTCGCGGAAGTAGTTGTTGATGCTCTCTGTGACCTGCGAGACGTAGCTTTTGGTGATGTTGCGGTCGACGGCCCAAAGGTGGCTGGCGAGGATCGCATCATCGATAAAGTCCCTGAGGCGCCGCACATTGATGAACTTGTGTCGCGCGTCGAGCGCGTCGGCCTCATCAAAAAGGGTCCGGTTGCCCCACAGGCGAAAGCCCTGCTCGTTCACAAAGGTAGCGATTTTGTTTTTGTTCAAAAGATTGGCACCCGACTCGCCCGACGAGGGGTCGAGCGAAAACTCGACCGGATGGCTCACCCCGACCACCGACGAGCAAAGCCGGTTAGACGGCGACACCCAAAAGCCGAGCTGGGCGTCGGTCTTGGCGATCACGGCGGCCGCAAGAGCCGAGCCGCCGACAACCCCGATCGGAGCGGCCAGCCGGACGTTGGGATAGACGGGATAGAGCCTTGAGCTGCGAAGGCTCGCAAAGCTCCCGATCACCGCTTGCAGATCCTGGCTGTCGGGACTCTCAATCGGTGCCACAGCGCGCAGCCGCCCTGCCACGACATTGAGGGCAGCCCTCACCGACTCGTCGGCGGAAAACTCGGGCGCGATCACAATGCGCGGCTGGGCGCCGAGAGCTGCCTTGGCTTTGAGCAGGCTATATACCCCTGTCAGCTCACCCTGTGTGCCGGCCACTTGCAGAGCCGGCGCGTCGGCCTCGCCAAGCCCGACTGAGACGACTACGCACAGAGCCTGCGTCTCCTCGTAGATCGCAGCCAGGGTCTTGGGCAGACTTCCCGGCGCGTCAAGTCCGCCGAAAAGCTCTCTGGCCTCCCTCGCCCCTCTCACGAGAAAGGGCGTGTGGGCTGTCAGCTTTTCTGACAGAGCCGACGTGCCGACGACGCCAATGACCGACGTGGCGGGAGTTCTCACCCCCGGGGCTGCCCTCGTCGTGACCGGCACGACTTCGATTCCATGCCAAAAACCTTCAGCCACCTGGCGACCTCCCCTGTTCGAGTGCCGTGATCCTGGCTTCCTGCTCTGAGACTTTCGTCTGAAGGGCTCGAAGCTGGCCTGCCATCAGCTCTTGAAGCCTTCTGGCCTCGTCGACCAGGAGCGCTATCTGCTCTTCGAGAGTCACGTCCCTACTCCATAAAGAAAATGGCAGGCTTTCGCGCCGCCTGAGAAAAGAGGGCCTGGGCGTCCCCCCGTATTCTTAGACTCATAAGCCCTTCCTTTGAGCCCGAAGAGGCAAGCTCTGCCTCGGAGAACTCAAACTCGACAAGCCCGGCGCTCAGATAGAGGTACTTCTCGGCGTAGCCGGCCGTATCGAAGCGAAAGCCTCGCTCGACGCTTTCGAGATAGATCTCAAGCGTCAGCTCGCGCGGAAAAGTCGCGCCTGCGCGTAGAAGCCAGAAGTCTCGAAGTCCGACCTTGAGGCTTCCCGGCGTCTTCTTGGTAAACCGGTACTCGATAGGCCCGATATCAGAGACAGGGGACGAGAGGTCGAGCTCGACTTCTTGCAGAAGAGCTTGAGCCCCTTCCCCGGCAGGCCAGCCAAGGAGCGCTCCAAGCCGCCCCTTGTAGCGGGCAAACTCCCCCCGAGCCTCGGCCTTCACGGCCTCAAGCTCGGCTTTGACCCCCTGAACAAGCCGCTCGGTCTCGGCCTTTTGGGCCTGAAGCTCGCCCTTGAGAGAGGCAAGCGAGGCCTTGGCGACCTCTTTGAAGGTCAAAAACTCCTCTCTGGTGGCCGCGAGGTCTCGCATCAGCTCAAGCGTGTGGCGCTGGCCCTGGGTGAGAGAGAGAGCCACCGCAGCAAGCTCTCTTGCCAAGGAGAGGTTTAGGCGCTCTCCGACCCCATCGACTGCAATGAGAGAGTCCGGGATCTCCTCGAGGATGAGGTCGATGCCAAAGAGAAGATCCTCGGACGCAATCCGCTTGGCGATGATCTCGCCTGCCTTAGAGAGGACGGCAAAGAGGATCGGCCCGTCCACCCCTTCGAGGCTTGCCACAATCCCCATCTCACCGACGTCGTAGGCTTCTCCCCCGCCGCGAAACTCGGCTGTGAGGTGAACGCGGTTTCCAGAGACCCGGTTTGAGTCGGCAAGCGCCGAGCCCTCGACTCTTTCCTTGAGGGCCTCCTCCGAGCCGTCGGGGTCATAGGAGGCCTTTCCCAGCTCAATGCCGACAAAGCGAAGCCTCTTGCCCCTGGCTTCGGCCTCGGCCAGGGCCTCAAGCCCACGTCTTGTAATCTTCGGGCGCGACAGTGCCATCAACGCCCCACGACCGCAGTGAGACGCTTGACCCTCGTCACCCGCGCCAGCATCGCAGCCCCGACTGTGGCCTCGGCCTCAAACATGATGTCGAGTTCAAAGCGGGCCCTCAGGGGCTTTAGCGACTCGACGACGCGCAGGATGCGGCGTCTTTCAGCCTCGCCGACAGGCCGGTTGTCCTTACTGAGGAGGATGACCTTGAAGGTGTAGGGCTCCCTCGGCTCTGGATAGTCCCACCACTCGCGGATTCTCGCCCTGACGCCAATGGTCTCCATTGCCAAGTCGATGGCAGCCAGCGTGCCGCGAAGCCTTCTGATCTTCTCAAAACGCCGGATGATCTCGCGACGCCGCCTCGTCAGATCGTCTTCGCTCCCCACTGAGACAAAGTCCTCGTCCCACAGCTCGACCCCCTTTTCCCAAGCCAGATACGGCAGAAAGGCTGGCGGGCAAGTGTCGGGGTCAAAAAGCGAGACAAAATCAAAAGAAAAGCCCTCAAGCCTGCCTCTTGCGACATCCTCGAGCGCCTTCTCAAGCGGCGCAGAATTTTTTGGCAGAAGGCTTGTCACGAGGACATCTCCAGCTTGAGGCTCTCCTGGCTGTCCTCAAGAAGCGGCGCCTCGAAGACTTCGCACAAGACGCCGCCCGAGGGCTCGATCACCTCGGCCGACGTGACGT